GTTTGGGCCATACATCCTTACCCTTTAAATGCTTTGGCAATGCCATTGGCCACAGCGATTTGCATTTTTTCCCAATAATCGTGCTCAAAAAAACAGGCCGCGCCCATCGTTTCGGCCGTCACTGGCTCATGAGGAAAGTGTTTTTTAGCGAGCCAGATCAGCTGTGATAGATGGTTAGTCGCTAGTTGCTCGCTGTAGTCGGTACAGGCTTTACCATGATATTCACTTGTGGCACATAGGCTTCTATTAAAGCTTCAGCAATTTGTATACTGACAGAAGGTAGTTTTAATAATGCTTTTAATGCGTCTTTATCGTTCTCAACTACTGTTTGCATACAAAAATTATGTGCCATCGACAGCTTATTTTTTTGATTCACACCACCGACGAAATAATTAAAATTCTCCACGGTAATCACAAAAGTGAGTTCTTGATCGTTAATGGTTAAGGTATATTTTTGTTCACTCATCGTGGGGGTTCCCTTGGTTTAATAAAATAATAAAATCCAGACGTTTATTAATGTCGTCAAAACGTTGGGTGATCGTTTCGAATTTACTGTCTATTTTTGTTTCTAAGCTTTTAATCGTGGTTTTCTTAGCAAAGTTTTCGTTAATCCAGGCCTTCAGAATGAGAAATTCACGCTGATTACTGCTCATTTGGCTGTAGATATACACATTCCAGGCAATTAAATGGGTCACAAACAAACCCACAAACGACATAAATAATTTATGGCGTAATTCAGGGTGCTTTTCGAGCATGACGCGTGACCTGCATAATTAAAGGCATGACATTTTTAATGGCCCGCTCGCCAAATAAAAAACCAAGCACTAACACATTAATCAATGTCAAAGCAGTTTCTTGTTGGTCGGTCAGTTGCCAGGTAGCAAACCAACACCAATCCAGGTACAAGGTGGCAAAACCCCAGACCGGACGTTGTGCCCCGCGCAGAAACAGCAACAGCCGACCAATGACGGGTAATGCTAAGAGATCCTGGGCCGTACCTTCCAGCTGGCTAATACGCTGTGTGAGTAAGGCTTCTGCTTGGTTAATTAAGCGTTGTTGCTGTTGGGCATACTTCAGCTCAAGTTGCCGGCACTCCAAGGCAAATTGCTGTTGTTGTTCCGGTGAAACATCGGGCGGAAAATATTTAACCGCGGTATCCACCACCTTATCCACTAAACCACCACCGATTAAATTCGTTAGTTTTGCGGCGAGTCCTTGCAGCATGTTAATAACTCCAAATCCAGGGCCTAGGCCGGGTGGTCGTTTTGGGGGCCATATCTAAATGAATAAAACGGCTGCCACCTTTTTGCTTAATGCCAATGCCGGTAAAGCCTAGATCCAAGGCGTGCTTTAACACGATCACGGCCTGTTCACCCTGACAGGCAATATCCACCGCACAGCCCAGACTATGGGCACCGGGTGTGGTTTTCTTTTTTTCTTCGGGGTGATTGGCACAGCGGTAGCCACTGGTAACCGGTAACGGAAAGCCACACAATATCCGCAGCTCAATCAGTCGTGACATAAAGTCAGGCTGCATCTGTTGTTGACCACAGCCACAACGACAGGTTAATTCTCGGTCAGAAAAAAATGAGTAGGCCATGATTACACCAGATTCTCGGTTTCTTCAGGGCGTAAATACGACACGCCATTGATTTTAATAAAATCCGGACTGGTGACGGCAAAGGGCAATTTAATTACGGATTTTTCGCCGCCCTTACTGTCGATATCCAGCAAATTGGTGACTTTAATAAGGCAACCAAACGCTTCTACCCGTAATTCTTCGTCACCGGTTTTGGCAAAATACACCATGTCAAAGGGTTCCAGTCCTCGAAAACTTCCCGCTTGTTTCGCGGCATCCAAAACCAGCTGGAAATTCTGGGCATCCACTTCAAGCTCGCCAGAGGCTTCCACATCACCGTCGACGTAGCCATTGGGCACGCCGTGGTTATAAACGGGTGAACGGTTATCGGTGATATCCAGTGAGGCTTTTTCGACATGCAGCATCACATCACCGAGGGTAATATCAAAACTTTTTCCCGAAATACGCATTATTTGTCCTCTTTATTGGATAAATCCAAGGCAATATTCACGGTGATGGATTTAGGGGCGTTATAGGGTTTAAGGCTTAAATAAATTTCAACGTCGGTTTTACTTTTCCAAATAATTTCAATATCACTATCCGTAGGTTGGTGAATTTCATTCGGAAAAATACGCCCCATAAAACGCACCGATTTACTCATTTGCCGCAAGGGCGTCATAAAATAATTTTTATTACAGGCAATTGATAAATCGGTATTATTGAGTGAGCGATCGGCTATTTTACTGATCGCTAACAGCCGTATTTGGCGAGCGGCTTTATCAACGATGCGTAAATGTTCTATGACCTGATAATCACCGCCAGGTTGCTCTAACAGGCTGGCATCACCCCAATAGGTTCCCGGATAATCGGGATAGGTTTGTGGTACTGAGAGCCGTATTTTGTCCAGCTCAACGATAATGGCACTGGGCAGCGCCATGCCCTCCTTATCTTTCGGGACAGGGCCTAAACCGATCAATGGTCCCGACGCCACCCGCATCGGACTGTCAGCAATGCTCACGCTGCTGTTGCAGAGTCGGCCGGCTAGCACACCGACATTATTGCCGTGTAATTGGGGCACCACACAAACCCGAGGGGCCGCCACGGAAATCACTAGGGCTTTTTGGGCCGCTAAATACTGGGACCAGGTTTGTTCAGGGGTAATGCCTGGCGTCGTCGCCATAAAGATCATACGGCGCCCGTGTTTGTTAATAGCCGATAATGACGCCGCATACATCGCTTGCAGATCCGTTTGATTGGCCACCGGTGTGGTAACCACCACCGCTTCCGGAGAAACGTCCTGTTCCATGGCCAGCTCAAAGGCGTCTTGCCAGGTACCGCCTTCGGCTAAGGGCACCGCATACGCCGACCAGTGCTGTCCGCCATTAGCTTTGGCGGCAATTAATTGGCTTTTTAAATCAGAATCCGCTTCACCCAATAACGTATCCAGCTCAGTTTGGCTATTAATACTCAATACATCACCATGACGCTGCGGCGCTGGCCCGATAAATAAAAAGGTCCGTTCAATCGCCGTAATCGGGCCTTGAAAAAGATTTAAGTTATTGACCGTGACCTTGCCCAGTGCCATGTCATCACCTCATTGCCTGTAGGAATTCACGCAATTGCGCGTCCAGTATTTGATAAATGTCGTCATTCGTCGCCCCTAAAAAAGGCCGTGCGGCCAGGGGAATACGCCAGCGGGATTGCTGGGGTTTATCGGTTAATTCCCGCAAAATCGCGCCCGCCATACCAAAGGTTAAATGCTCGGTAATCCACGCCAGGCTAGGCCGTTTATGGCCTTTGCCGCGTTTACGTTTGATGGTAAAACCGGCTCGGATTAACGCCCGTGCGATGTTTTTCGGGCAGGGTTCGTCATACGTCGCCCGTGTTATTTTTGGTAAGTCACGGCTACTCATGGTCTGGCTTAAGCCTTCCTGTTGCCGTTTGGCAATGGCCCCCGTTACCGGATTACGCCAACCGATCACTACCCGGTTTGCGTTCGCCTGTATGCCCATGGTGCGAGATAATCCGCGCAGCATTTTTTTACGTTTACGTCGATTTTTACGGGCGGCCATGTTTTGGCCCGAGAGTGTTTTTTGCTGGCGAATACGCTGGCGGCTGTGCTTACGCACGGCTTTACCGGCATTGAGTAAGGCTTTGCGTTTATCACTGGGCGACAGTTGCAGTACGGCGAATTGCTCACGGACGGATAACCCATTGTGGCTAACGCTGATAGGATTAGCGGGTGCTGGCATCGGTCACCTCACCGCTTTCAGCAATCCATAAATCATAATCCCCGGTATCCCAGCGTTTCCCTGCATAATGAATCGGACCTTGCTCCTTCTCTACTAAACACACCGACTCACAAAAAGGAATCATCAGGCGTACATCCACTAACCCCTCTTCCGTCAGCTCATACTCAAACTCGGGTTTATCAACATCCTGCTGATTACGTGCCTGGTCATGCTCGGCCAGCCAACCACTGACAATGGCGACCAACGCCGTATAACTGGCTTTCACCAGGTTTAATTCAAACACGGCATCATAGCTGACCTGGGCCATTTCCAAACCTTGCTCGCCCGGCTTGGTAAGAATGTCCAGCTGATTATTTTCTGGATAGGCTTCCAGTTTTTCCGGGGTGACCAGTTTTAAATCCAGTAAATACTCTTTAAAGGCCGTGAGTTTTTTCATAATAATTCAGCGCTAATAAATAACTCGCTTTGCAATTGGCACAGCGCACGTTGCGACGCCGCCAACCAAAAGCCGTAGGTGTCGTCATTGGTTTTAGCGACATGCTCGGCTTTATCGCTGCTAAAAATCGTTTGGTATTGCTTCAGCACATTGGCTTTGGCCAGGCACATCACCGCCCGCTGATATAAAAAACAGTCACGATGTTCGCCATTTACGGTGGTGCTGGGGCGCTCGGCTAAGGACAGATAGCCTTTGCTGATGACTTGGGTTTTAAAGGTTTCCAGCTGTCCATTAATGGTGATGACTGCCTGAATCAGTTCGCTTTCAATTAAATCTTCTGTGTATTCATGCAGCCGATATAGCTGCTGAAAGTCACCTACGGACACCGTTGGAAAAAATTCATCACTGGTGATGTCAGTGGTCGCGGGTTGATATAAACTGTCGTGAATGCTCATACAAAGCCTTTTAAAACGACCAGGGCACAGCACCGATTAAAAAATAAAAGCACGTTTCTTTTTTTAAGGGTGCGGCCCGGTCGGGTGCGGGGAGCTTTATTTATTTAGTTAATTTGTTGCGTAATTTTTCGAGCTTGGTTTTAACCTGCACTTTTTCCCAAGTTTCATGGGCTTTTTCATAAAACACTAACGCATCGTCTAATTGGTTATTTGCTTCAAATTTCGAGGCTGCAATTTTATAAAAGCGCGCTTTCACTTCCTTAATGACATCCCAGGTGCCGTTCAGTAAATACTCCAATACCCAATCAAAAATCGTCTCCGAATCCTCGATACGATGATCTAAAGCTTTTAACACCTCATCACAGACAAAGGTGGCCATCTCTCGACGCCGAAACGTCTCAGGCATTGGCTGTTGTTGTTGAATTGCAATGGTCGCCAGTTCTAAGGCGTCGAATAGCTGATTGGTATCAAACAGCCAAATCACCACATACACCAACACCTCATTTGGGTGTTCCCAACCGGACGCTAAATACCGTTGAATATAATCCTGATACTTAGGAATCAGTTGTCGTTTATAATCCGCTTTGGCTTGATAACCTTGTAGTTTTTTAAGCTCGCCCAAATCCACCCGTAAACCACGCAGTTGCAATTGACAGAGCTGCTTAGCATTCGCCAGTGTGGCAAACGCGGTTTCTGGACTATACGGCACCCGTTCAGCCATCTGGATGGCATCCGCTTGTCGTTGCTTTTGCCGCATCGCTAAGCTCAACATGGTTACGATTCACCTTTAAACTTCAGTTTATCCGGTTCAACAAACGCCACTTTTTGATATTGCTCGACGACATAGCCCTCGTTCCGTGAATTATAATCTTCCACCTGGTCGCGACGGGGATTATCCATCACCTGCTTACGCCAGGAGCTGCTTTGAAAATACAACGATAAATTATTAAAACTGGTGACCATCGCCAACCGAGGTGGCATGCCCGGAAATGAAAAAGAAGGCAATCCGCCAAAGGTTTTGATCACTTGCTGATTTTCCACTTTTTCTTTTTCAGATGGGGTTTCACCCTGGGCGTGATACAACCGTAAGTGATAATGTGCCAATAAATCACTGCCCACTAAAAACACTAAATCAGGATCCGCTTTAAAGGGTTCACCGATCATGTATTTTAAATCCGTGGCTAGTTCGTCCAGGTTGGCATAATCATCCCCCAAAATAATCGGGTTACCCTGATCGTCTTTGTGAAGGATTTGATCGGGGGCTTTCTCTCGCATGATCTGCAGCCAACCTTTATTCACATCCTGTAACTGGGGGTTCGCCGCTAAATCCGTTTGCGTCGCCACACTGGTGCCATACCAACCGACCATAATCCGATCCACGCCCATACGATGCTGTACCGCTCGGCTATAGCGTGACGCAAAATCTTTAAACTTGGCCCACACATCCATTTGCTCGTAGCTGATACAGACATCAGATTCAGTCTTATAGAGCTGGTAACCGTCATTATCCAGATCCACCAGGTTACGCGGGACACGGTCTTGTTTTTTGGTATTGGTGCGCCCTGTCACCGCACTGGCCACCCCTAAAAAGACTTTTTCGCCCTGCAGCTCATTGACAGGTAGCACATTGATTTTTTGCAACATGGGATTGGTGGCGACAATCGCATCATTGAGTTTTTGTTCAATGGACGGTGCAACATTAAATTTATGCGCCACATTACGTACATTGTAAGTACGCGCCATATTACGCTTTAAAGTGTTAAATTGCTGAATCGTTTCTGGACGCATTACAGCACCTCGTCATGTTCTTCGGCAGGGCCTTCGTTCTCAGGGATGTACGTGCCTTCCATGCTGAACTGCTTCACGACATTTTCCAGCTGGGTGAGGGACTGTTTAAGGCTGTTAAA